TGGCAACGACTAAATGAGTCGAGTCGGGTTTAGCTAGAAAATTTTAGTCAAACCCGACTGAAGCGCTGCGCTTTTCGAGTTCTGCTTTAAAAACCTCGTAACCGATTTGGCGTTTAATTGTTTGAGCCACCCACTCATTCAACAGCTTGTAAAACCAATGTTCCATATTATTCGGCGGCAATTTGCCAAAAACGTCTTGATACGATTGAATGAGCCGCGAAACCAGCACTTTTTCCAAACCACGGTCTTTGCCGGTTGGAATATTTCCATCGATCCCGTCAATAAGAAAACGGGTCGATTCCATCAGCAAATTCAAACTGCCCATCAATAGCGGTTCAAGCGCCTTCAGACTGGCAAAGCCGCTTAAACCAAACCGCTCTGATCGGAAATACAAATCGGCCAGCGTCTGCGCGTTAAGCGCTTCTGCTGCATCCGTAGGCAAACGTTCCAGCGCCTTGTGCAAATCCTCAGCCTGCTGGTTAATCGCTTGATAACGCGCTCTGTGACCCTTTAACGGCGTTCTGACTTCTTTTTTTAATTCCTGATACAGCGTGATGTCATTTTCCAGGCTGGCCAAAAAAGCATCCAGTTGCGCCCGATTGGCGGCTAAATAATCATCATTGCCTATAGCCAATTCAATTTCATTTCGCTGTTCGCGGCGGAGTTTAAAGCCGTCAACACAAATAGCACCGCTGTTTATAAATTGCATATTCAAATCCCAAAAAGCTAAGTTTCCCAAAGTTTCCGGCTAATTTCCGAACGTAAGTTATTGATTTTAGCCTAAGTTCCTAAGTTCCCTAAGTTCCGTTATATATTATTTAACACGTTTAAACGGTATGACATCGGCCCCCGCCTTCAGCCCATCGAGATAATCGGCCCAGGCCTGCATCATGCGCCGCCGTTCATCCAGGTATTGCGCCCGGTTATAGGCCGCTCTGACGTTATCCCTGGGCGCATGGGCCAGTTGTCTTTCTATGGCGTCTGGACTCCATCCCTGTTCATTCAAAAGAGTTGAGGCTGTTGTTCTGAATCCGTGCGCCGTCATGACGCCTGAATCATAACCCAGCGCTTTCAGCGCGGTGATGACAGTGCCATCGGACATAGGCCGACCGTTTCCACGGGATGATGGGAATACAAAATGACTGTTACCGGTTAATGGCTGTAGCTGTTTCAGGATTTCGAGCGCTTGCGTTGATAACGGTACGATATGGTGAAAGTCTGTTTTAGAGACATAAGGCCGCCATTCCTTGGCCTCAAAATCCACATTGGCCCATAACATTTGTCTGATTTCGCCAGGCCGCTGGAATAGCAAGGGCGACAATCTCAACGCCATTTGCACCACAAAGGTGCCCTGATAATTGTAGAGATCGCGCAACAGTTGCCCTACTTGCTTGGGATCGATGATAGCGGCTCTATGTTTTACCTTTTGTTCGGGTATTTGTGCGGCGACCGGCTGTGACGGGTCATAGTCGGTAAATTTATGGACAATCGCATAATGAAAAATATTACTGATTTCAGCGTATAGTCGATGGGCTGTTTCCAATTGGCGTTTGTCGATCAAGAGCTTTAAAACTGCCAGCACATCAGACGCCTTTACTTCTTTGATAGGTTTGTCACCCAGCGATGGGAAGGCCAGCCGCTTTAACCGGCTCGTTTTTTTGCGGTGGGTGGTGTCTTTGGTCAGGTGACTGATCGAATACAGCCACTTCAAAGCCACATCGGCAAAGCTGTCGAGTATCGGCAAGCCATCCGATACCCGATCTTCATTTAGCCGTGTGCGGCGATTTAGGGCCTTCTGACGGCGTTTAATTTCACCGGGATCAATACCCTCGGCAATTTGTTTTCGAGCCTCTTCTGCTTGTCTTCGTGCGTTCTCAAGGCTCGTGTCGGGATAAACACCAAGTCCCAAGGTGTTTTGCTTGCCATTGAAGCGATAGTAGAAAATCCAGCGTTTGGTTTTATCCGTTTTGACCAGCAAAAACAGGCTGCCGCCATCACTAATTCGATAGTCTTTTTCTTTCGATTTGGCAGACCTATAAATCACGTCTTTATTCAGATTTCTAGCCATATAGAGTACTAAAATGTTGTACTGGAAATGACTAGTTTATCAGTACAACGCTCAGTACAACAAAAAGTGTTGTATGGTAGTGTATTTCATGGAACTTCGTTGGACATAAAAAAACCCTTGTTCCGTGTAGAATCAAGGGTTTATGTACTTTGCTGGACTTCTTTGCACTCTCAAATGGTACCGAGGGTCGGAATCGAATTAATCATAAGTTATTCTTTTATAAAATATGTAAACGAAAAGATTTAGCCGGTACAACTCTCAGTACAACAAACTCAAATGTTACCCAACTATTCAGCCCGAACAAGATCACCTGCCACCGCAGAACCAGACTTCATAACCTCATCATAAACCCCGCCGTTACTGCTATCCGGTTTCAGGTTCTTCAACCGCCTAACTTCGTTCACCGTCATCCAGCCTTGCGATCCAGGGCCGCCAATCGCTTTGGCGAAGTATTCTGATTGCGTTTTGCTGTCACCTTCCAGGAAGGCGTCAAGATTGAACTCGACAAAGTATTTTGTTTGACTGAACAGTTTTCTGTTGATTTCTTGCGTAATCCTAGCAATGTGCTGTCTTAGCGTGTACTTGGCAAACCATAAGTTAAGTTGCTCTAAGCTGCTTCCGGCCCAGCCCGCCGTCGAGTCTTGCGCCCCGATCAATTGCGGTGGCACGCCAAACGCGCTGCAAATATCAACGACCTGATATTTTCGGGTTTCAAGTAACTGGCTGTCCTCTGCCGACAGGGTAATTTCATGAATTTTTGCGCCGCCGCTCAACAAGACCGGTTTGTGCGATCTTTCCGCGCCTTTGTAACGATCTTCCCAAGACGCACGCATCATTTCTTGCTGGTCTAATGATGGTGTGTTTGGAAGCTCAATAGCAAAATCAGGCCTAGCGCCATTCTCAAAAAACGCAGACGAATACTTATCCGCCGCCAGCGCAATGCCCGTTGCACTCCGGGCGGCGTGTTTTATGACGCTCATGCCGTGAAAGCCGTCGAAACCAAAGCCGGGAAAATGGAGTATGTCATCCTGCGAAAGATTTCTAACGTTACCGTTCGGGTCTGAGATTTTATAAACCAAAGCGCCGTCCACTTCGACTGTGCTAATAAATTCTCGAATTAGCGGCTTAATGCCAATAATCTCCGGTTTCGTGCCAAACTTATCTCTTGCGCGGATGAGTTCCGCGTAACCATCACCCCTAAGCAGCATGGCGCTAATCATGCGCTCCCAAAAGGCCGCCGCCGTCCATAGTTTATTCGGTTCGGCGTTAAGCAATTTCCAGTAAGCATGGTCAACACGCTTTTGGCCGTCTGGCGTGTCTTGATAAATGTGTTTGGGTAAGCTGGCAATGACGCAAATTCGTTCAACACAAGCCGAAACTGCACTAACCCGCATCGCCGTCACATCATTCACAGCTTGCCGCGTGCTGGTTGTTGGATAAAAGTCAATCAGGCCAGGATCAAAAATAACTTGGTTTCTAATGGATTTCAATAAATTGTATCTACTCATAATGCGTTCCTTAAAGTAAAAAGCCCCTGTTATGGGGCTTTACGATTTCGCGGCGGCTTGAAAGATTAAGAACCGCCCAAATCTGACGGGGTTAAGGCACTAACCGTCTAATCCTTACAATTATCTAACGCCTGTTATCTTGCAGAATGATTTTTCGTGTAGAAGCTTCACATCGGCCCTTAGCCAGCAAATAAAGCCGATTTCCTGAGTTCCCGCGTAGGTTTGGTTTAACACCTCTATCCGCATTTGCGACCGCACACCAAATACCATTTCCACAAAGTTGCCTACGACAATGTTAGAGCAATCATTGGATGTGCCTTGCGTTAAGGTGATTGGCATCGACTGGGTTCTTAACATGGGTATCCCTTTAATCGATTCCGGTGGCTGCAACGGCTGATTTGTGCTATCTAATAGCCCCTGATAGCGATAGTAGGAGCGCGGGGCCATGATCATGGCGGTGGGGTTTCCTGAATTGGATTCTTCCAGTGTTTGCAGGGCTGATAAAACCTGTGAGTAGTTAACCGGCACCAAGCCGTTTGTACCCATGCTGACCGAGTTAACACCGGCAGCAACGGTGACACCTGTTGGTTGTGGGCTGACACCGGTACCATTTAAGGCCACTCGATCCAATTCCACCGCAACCGCACCGGCTAAGCTGGCCTGAAGCATCTGGTCGATGTTGACCGAATCCATGAGTAGTTCACGGCTAACCTTGACGATAACCGCCAGACTTTTCGGCGCAAAGACAACGGCTTCAAAGGTCGGGTCTGAAATAGCCACCGCTGCCGATTCAACACGCCAGGCCGGGACTGGGTCAGTTGCAATGCGAACCATGCGGCTATTGTCCGATTCCATCGCCAGCGTTTGCGCACCGGCCCGAAAGCAGACCGATTTGTTACGCATTACATCGATAAATTGCCCGGTTAAAATTTCAGGTGTCGAGAATCCACCTGCGGAATCAGTCCCTTCTGACAGGGCATTTTGGATGCCGTCAACACGATAGTTCCGGTCTATCATTCCGTGCATCAGTGAACCTATGCACGTTTCGGGGTCTATAGCTGATACATTTTCAGCGCCTTTAAACTTAACAGATTGGCCCTTGGCGAATAGACCAGAAACGCTAGATTTATCCTGACTGGGTGAGTTTTCAGCTTGGTTAATCAGTTTGTTTTGAAAATCAATCTGTCGGTCGATAGCATCGATTTGCGCCATTTTGGAATCATAAACCTGTTGATTCTCGGCAGTCCACTGTTTGCCCTCGGAAGCGCCGGTATCCAGCATACACTTTAAATCTTTGACAACGCCAGCGCGTTGCGTTCTTAGCGATTGTATTGACATGGAGTTCACATATGTGTTAGTTAGTACAATCTTATTTTATAACATATTAATATTATTATTAAACGATAATTTTGATAGTTTAAGTATGTTTTCAATATCAACCCTCAAATCATGCTCTCTAAGCCAGGCGTGGGCTAATTCAAGTTGTATGTATTTGGATAAAATAGCTGCTTTCTCTATTTCGGGTAAATTTTCCAGCAATACATCGAAATTATTTTTTCGTTTAAAATTAAACATATAGACTCCAATTACATTAAAACTTTTTCCTGGTTTTGGCGCTGTCTGGCGACTACCCTAATCAAATCACCCGTAAAACACAGAATATTGTGGTTCGTGTCGTTCTCGGATAAATGATTGCCGCCTGATAAGCAATCAGCGGCCAGCGCCAAGACAACTTCATAGGCCAATTCATGTGAGTTATCGCGTTTACCCAACTCATCAAGAATCTTGTTCCTACCACCAAGGAAAGCTCTGCGGATAAGTGTTTCGTCTGTTACGGGACTATCTCTTAATAATTTCATAAAAAAATCTCCTAAGTCTCAAATTTGTGCTTCTAATCAACCACTCACTAAACAATACCCCCCCCTGAAACTCCCGCCGCTGAATACGAAGA